AGCGCTTCGCCTACGTACTGCTCTAGGCTCATCTGGTCAATCCCGTAGTACTCTGATACGTTTGCGAGGTACGGTCGGATCTCTGCGTCGAAGATCTCATAGCCCGCTGCTTCCAGCTCGGCCTGCGACTCAGGAGCCTCTAGCTCCGCGATGTCGCCCATGAGTAGGGGAGCCATCTCGGTCCTAAGCTGCTCCATGATGGTTGGATCCTTCATGGCTCGCATCCACAGGTTCTCCATCTCCTTGTAGCGCTGTACCTCTGAGGCTTGCTCAGAGTACTTCTCACCCATCGCAATAAGGTCTTGCTGATTGGTGTTGTAGCGCTCTTGGTTGAAGTGCCCGAGTTGTGCGTTCCGGATCACCTCGTTGAAGTTCCGCGTCTGGTCCTTGCCAAGGGCCTTATACGTTAGCTCGCCCTTCTCAAGGAAGTCCTTTAGCAGTACTTCATCAAAGTTGACGTCGTCCTCACCGATGCGCGCCGACCAGCCTACCGGAGCCCAAGCATCGTCATCCACCACTGCATCGTCACCAGTGGCTTCGCCAACTTCAGCCTGAGTCTGTGCGTCAGCAGTTTCAGTCCACATAGCGAGCAGTGTTGCATCGTCAAATCCTTCCGCGCCCGGGAAACCCCGTAGCATCTCAACTAAGTCTGCGTCCGATTCGGGAAGCTCGTCCCCTACGGCGTTAATAACATCTTCCACTTGGAAGTGTTCCCGCATTACGTCAGAGCCGGATTGACTTTCCTCTCCTGCGGATCCTTCTTCCCCTCCGGGTTCGTTGAACTCGTCAAGCATCTCTTCGTATTCGGTCATGCGTTAAACCTCTAATCCTTCTTTAGCTGCGGCAGCTTCTTCAATGCCGCCAAAACTTCCTACAGGCTCAGCAGTGTCCGTAGCAGACGCCGGAACCGTCGTGGGCGAACTAGCTGGATCTACTAGAGTCGTAGGCGGCGCTGAGCCTCCTCCCCCGGGACCACCTGTAGGTGCGGGTGGAGCGGGCGGGGCAATACCCTTACGCTGCAAGTGCTCGGGTGCGCCGATAACCTCAACAGGAACCTCAGGCGGCGGCGGCATCTGGCCCGTGTTCGGGTCAGGTACCGGAGGCATCTGCAACTGCAACTTAGCCTCCTGAAGGTCTTCGTAAATGCTGTAGCGGTCCATCGCGAGGCGGCGCATAGGCCATGCCTTACGCTCGTCAGCGATGATCTGCAACAGTGCTTCCATGTGTACTGCGGGGTCATCAGTCCAGAGGACCATGATCCCGTTCTTTGGGTTGAGGTACAGGTCAAGCATGAGACGCGTAGCTTCCGTTTCGTCCGGAGATGCCATTGCCTTCTGAATGATCCCGTCGAACTCCTCCCAGTTCTCAAAGTACACTTCGTTGATAATCTGAGCACGGCCAGCCTGTGCTTGGTCGCCCGAGAAGGCGTCGCGCACGTCGGCGTAAGGTGCTCGCTTCCGATACTCGTTAATCGTAATCATACCCTGCTGCACCATGTCGAGCAGCATCTGGTTCCTTAGCGCCCGTGGGAGAGGAATAAGAGTCTCGGCGTCAGCATAGACCACTGGCCTGTCACCCAACTTCTCCTTATCAATACGCTTGGAAAGGTCTGGTCGGTCTCCCATTGTAGGAATGCGTCGCGGGTTGCCGTCGAACAACCACATCCCGTGGCGCACAATGAGTTTCGACCATTCAGTAACTCCGTCCGCTGAAGCGCGAACCATAGGGCCAAGAGTTCGTTCGAACATCTCGCGGGCCCCCAGTAACGCTCTACCGGAGACGTCCTGCATTCCTCCATCGCCCGTGACCTGACCGCGAGCGAGGTCGTTCCATCCACTTTTGTCCTCCAACTTCTTGATGAGGAAACTAAGCAATTGCCAGAGATCACCACTCGTACGCGGAGGCTGGATCGCTTCGGGTCTGAGGCCACTGTACTCGACTAGCGAGCCAACGAGGGTCGAGAAGGACTCCTCAATGACAGTGTCCTTCTGTACTAGCATGCGACCAGCTCCCCAGATACGAGCATTGCTTAGCAGCAAACTCAGAAGGGCATTGATAGCAACTTGATCCCCGATCCAGTCGGCCATAACGGGTCGTGGGTACAAATCCGGATCACTGGATCCGTCAGTAATGCGAGCGAACGGGATAACTCCTCCCGGTAGTTCCTCTTCAAATCCGATGACCTCGGTACCCACAATGCGGATCCACGCACCGTCCTCATACACCGGAGATGGAGCCATGAAAAACAGGTAGTCATAGACGCTCTCTTTCCAGTCCCTACGAGTCGTCGGGAACGGAGGCAGGCCTTTCTGCCAGCTACCCTGACGACCTACGCCCATCTCCATACCGTACGCATCCTCTTCACGCTTCTCGGTTACGTCTGGCTGAAGTTCGGGCTTGCCAGTCTCTAGACGGGCGTCTTTCACATCCCTAAGCCGCCTTACCATAAACCACTTGGCACCATCGTAAGGGCCGTTTATGGTCTTCGCCTCGGGGTCGGCAAGCGTTTCGTCTGCCGTTACTACACGGCAACGTAAGTCGCCCTCGGCCTCTTGGATAGGCACAACGTCAGGATCTTCAACCTCTTCACCGTCCTCATCAAGAGGCAGTTTAAGGTTGCCCTGTTCATCGGGCTCAAAACCTAAGGCCTTGAACGTCTTATAGCGTGTGTCCGTAGGCGGAATGAGTTTCACCATCTCTTGCTTCGGGCCCGCGTCTTGATCCACGAAGACATGCACAAAGGCAACGCCATCAGTCTGGGCAGCGGCGAACGCTACCTCAAACATCTTCCACATATCCAGTACGTGGAAGTAGTACTCTACAAGGACCTGTTGTGCGTCAGCCTGCTCGCGAGCGTTCGTGTTTGAAGACAGCGGCTCATAGCGAAAGCCGGGGCGCTGCTCACGCAACACACCCAGCCGATAGTCTAGCGCGGGTCCTACAAGGTTCATCGTGGAGCGTACGGTGTTGGAGTCGGCCTGAGGCTCGCGCCACTGCCGTCCGTCGCGATTACTTAACCACTGATGTCCTATTCTGAAGAGTCTGTGGCGGATCCAGTGCAGACGCTTGTCTCGCATCCAGCGCCGCTGTTCCTTCCATTTGTTGTCGAGGAATTCCTTCCACTTAGAACCTTCGTCGTTAAGGTCCGGAATACCCTCACCATAGTAGCGCTCAAGTTTCTGTTTATCGTCAGCCGCCACTACTCACCCTCCTGAAGTTTCAAATAACTCAAGACCTTTGCCCATCGCTCACTATCATCTTCAATGGGAATTTCATCATACAGCTCTGTCGCTAGACGCATCATACCGTCCCGAGCCCATTCCTCAGACTCTAGATTGATATAGTTCAAGACGCTGTCTGGCATGTTAGCCTGCATGGCGGTCTTAGACGTCGGCCCGACGCCTGACTGGAAAACGAACGCTTCGGTTCGCGCTGTCAGGAGACCTGCCGCCGCCTTACAAAGAAGCCTCACCTCTACCAGTTGGTCCCCCAGTTGGGTCACAATAGGTATTTGGTCAGGCTTGTCACGTTTCAGCCACCTAAGTAGTTGAAATACAAGAATATAGAACGGTCCAGATAGGACCATTGCTACTACTATAATGTCCATTAAATCCTCCACACCTCCACCACTCCTAGTATACCCTAGAAGTGACTAAAAGTCAAATCCGTCGAGCCCGAAGACGTCGCCGCCCCGGGCCTTACCCTCAAGACGCTTAATCAACCGGGGGAATACGGTGTCCTGTATCTCAGGGTTGAGGTGCTGCTTCATCTCCATTGGGGAGCCGTACTCAAAATAGGACAGAGCCCCGTAACGTAACGAGTCCGCCGTATGATCCTTACCGCCCGCCTTGATGTCGTCGGGATTCTTCGGATCGTACTGTAGCGTCGGCATCGTTAAGTAGAGTTGAGGGGTCATTCCCTCCCAAGCTCGTAGCGTCCCGTCACTGAGTAGAGCCCGTAGCATAGCCCAGCCTGCTGCACGGTCATTGTTAGCCTTGTCGTGCCAGAGTCCATGTTTACCAAGAAGGGTATTAACTGACTGAGCAGAGGTGGCTTCTGTCTTGAACATAGAGGGATCGGCCACGCGTATAGCGGGGGGCTTGACTCCATACTCCGCTTGGAGGCGCGCCTCTCTTCGTAGTGCCATCCGCGCCAAGTCTGGAACAGCCAATTCGCTAACATACAGTTCTCCGACAAGATCAATTTTTCTAAGCTCTGGATATACAACGAGCCAGTAAATTGCGGAAGGGTCAACGTAGCCATAGTCCATACACCTAATTGTAAAGTGATTCGGTGACTTAAGTCCGGGCGGAACACGCTCGGGAAGCTGCTTAAAGAACTGCCCTTCGAAGATGTCCCAGCGCCCGTACAACATCGCGTTCATCATGTCTTCGCCCATGTCTGCCATCCCAGCAATGTAGCCATCGCGGTCGGCAAGGCGCGGGTTGTCAAAAACTGTCGCGGGAACGTACTGCTTCTGCATCGCAATTTCGATAGGCGTTCCCTTAGGCGACTTTAGCTTCATGACTTCCGTATAGGGCTTATATGGTTCCCGACTGAGAATAAAGCGCTTAAAGACCCATTCGTGCCCGATGTCCCCGGGGTTGGTTCCGGACCTAATAAGTAAGGGTAGCGTCGGGTCAGCCGTACGGTTTCGTGAAAACATGAACTTGTACTGGTACTCAGTGAATGAAGTAAGTTCGTCAAAGATAATAAGGTTGTGTTGAAAGGATTTGTAATTAAGAATATCTCGTTCTTGCTCTGCATGGCCCATTGCGATGATAGCACCGGAGGGAAACTCCCAGCGAAGCCTAGCCTCTCGCCAAAAGGCGTCAGGATAAAGTTCGGAGTAGAGATCCACAGTCCTATCAATCGTTTCCTGCAACTGGGGGCGAGTTCGCCGTAGAATGATAGCCCTGTGGTTCTTGTTGTCCACCCAACGAAGAGCGAGTGCAACCAACGCTTCAGACTTTCCGCCGCCTGCCGCACCTCCATACATTACCTCTCTGATTGGCGTGGAGAGGAAGAACGTCTGCGGACCCGGATTAGGCGTCCAGACCTTCTGGATCATACATGACCTCCCCACAGTTCGGGCACACTGTTCGTTCAATGTGTGCCTCCTGCCCAAGCCCAAGGGCGGGCAGGATCATTACCTTCTGCTTCTCATCGTCAACAACTTGCGTACCGATCTTGCCGTGACCCCGATTGATGATCTCCTTAAGGGCCCCTACCTCAAAGGCCTTGGCCCCCGTGATATTCCCTTGCGCGATCTGGTTCAGGCGCTGAGCAGCCCTATCAGCCATCTTCTCCCAGTCCACCTCTACGTCGTCAGCCGCGTCGAACATGCGATTGGCGTCGGCCCCGCGCTCCTTCTCAATCAGCTCGTTGATATCCTTGTGGTCACGGGGAGGCGGATTCTTGTATTCCGCCTCCTCTGCACACGCAGCCCAGTCACCCGCGTTCGCCCCGTAGACAAACAGGGTTGCCATGCGTCTAGCTTTCTGGCTTGCCAACTTTAGCCTCCTCCAACATCTTCTCTACAACGTCAGGGCCCACCATGCCGGTGACGAGAGCAATAAGGTATTCTGTGCCTGCGAGAACCACCATGAGATCATTAACATCCGGGTGCTGTAGTCCGAACTGAAGCCAGTATACATCCCCGACTCTCTCAATATTGAACGAGTAACTGCCTTCCTCCAAATCCTCGGGCACCTTAACGTCTGCGTAAGGGTGTCCGTACTCATCAAGGACTCTTGCCATAGTGTACCTCATGTAAGTAGCCCATTACATTGAACAACAGGCCGTGAAGAGCTTCCATATCAATGTCGCCGTTGCGATGTGACTGCCACCAGTCGAAGAAGTGACGCCACGCAGACTTCATGTACTGGTTGAGGGGGATCCCTTTCTGCCAGTTGTCGGAATCTCGTAGACTCCCGTCCGATTGGATGCGATTCTCATGCATGTACTCAGCAAAAGCCAGAAGCACCTCGGGGCTAAGGAAGCCTTCGAAGTCCAGCTTGTCTTCTGCTGTATCTCTAGTAGCCCCCGTAGCGAAGGTTCGCAGTTGTCCATCGTCTATGTCCTTTGGGAGGCAGGTGTGAATAGAAATCATGTCGTAGAGGTATCCGCATCGGACACACTTTGCTAGGGTAGGAGAATCGACTGGCATAGTACTAAGCCCTCATTTAAGGTAGGTACGACGTAGGAAGCGAGACCCCGGAGCATCGCATGGTTGTGTATGTTCTCTTCATCCATGACGACAATAAGGATCTTACGAAACGCATCGGCCCAACCCGCTTCAAGCATACTACCGATAGATACTCGTCCATTGGCTCCACTTAGGTTCATCAAGGTAATGTCAGTGTTCATTACGTCGTAGCGGTCACGGACCACGATAGCTTCAGGCGCGACAGAAACTCCGGCATACTCGTCAGGGGCTTCAGGCATGAGCTGGTGTTCAACCAAGTACTCCTCCTGCCGCATCGGAGAATATGCCGTGATACCACTGTAGGCGAGAATTTCACGAGCCTCATCCCGCCAGTCAACGACATCGCTAAATGAGTGGCCACTAATGGGCCCAGCTAGATATACCTTCACCTGTCTCCTCCA